CGGGTTCGCGCGGCTGTGGTGGGTGCCGCGGCAGTTGGTGGACATGGACCCGCGCCGGTTCCGTCGCGTCGTGACGAACCGCACGCCGCTGCGAACCGCGTGGGAACTGTGGAACGTGGACGAACGCAAGTGGTGCCGCATCACGGCGCCCGAGGTGTTCGTCAAGCACGTCTACGACGACGACGAGACGAACCTCGGCTACGGCCGCGGGCTGATCGACTCGCTCTACGTGTACTGGCGCGCCAAGACGGTCGTGCTCGAGGAAGGGCTCGCCGGGGTGGAGCGTTGGGCGCGCGGGATGTTGCTCGCCAAGGTGGACGGCCTTCGCGACGCCTCGACGGGCAAGACCAACGACGCGGTCGCGGCCGAGTTCCTGTCGGTGCTCGACCGGACACGCGGGCGCCACATCACGGCGATCGACAAGCAGGACGAGGTCGAGGTTGTGACGGGCGGGGGCGAGGGGCACCAGATCGTCTCGTCGTTCCTCGACTACCTCGACTCGCGCATGGAGGAGTTGATCCTCGGCAAGCAGCGCCTCGACTCGGACTCGGGCAGCCTCGCGCGGAGCGAGACCGAGGCGGACGAGGGCGAGGCGGTGCTGGAGTTCTCGCGGCAGTTGCTCGACGAGACGATCCAGCGTGACGTGGTGCGGCTCGTCCTCGACGTGAACCGCGAGGCGTTCGAGAGCATGGGCTTCCGCGGCCTCGAGCCGCCGCAGTTCACGACGAGCCGGGTCAAGCGCCCCGAGCCGGACAAGGCCGCGGTGGTGGCGAAGACCCTGCTCGACGCCGGGGTGCCGCTCGTCGCCAAGGACGTGTACGAGCAGACCGGATTCAGGCAACCGCTGCCCGGCGACGACGTCATCGAACCGCGCCCCGCGCCGAGCCCGATGGCGTCGCCGTTCGGGCCGGGAGGCTTCGGACCGCCCCCGGCGGAGCAGCAGCAGACCGACGAGGGGGGCAGCAAGCCGCCGCCTCCCGCCTCCCGACCCGACGCGACCACTCCCCCCGAGGACTGACCCATGCGAGCCGACATCACCACCGCCACCGCAACCATCGCCAACGGCGCCTCGACGAGCGACGCGGTCCTCGTCAAGCACCGCGAGGTCGTGGGCATCGTGATCCCGGCGGCATGGACCGCTGCGGGCGTGTCGTTCACGGTGTCCCCCGACGGCGGGACGACGTACTACCCGGTCAAGCGGCCGGAGGTGGGGACGACCAACGCGCCGATCCCGGTGAAGAACCTCGAACTGCTCGCCGCCGACATCCCGACCGGGACGGCGACGTTCATCCCGCTCCCGTCCGCGTGGTTCCTCGGCGCGACGCACATCAAGGTGCTGTCGCAGACGACGGGGGGCGGGGTCAATCAGAGCGCGCAGAGACTCGTCACGGTCGTCATGCGGCAGGTCGCCTGACCCCCGGTGACTGTGTCGCCCCGGTGCCCGGTAGCATGAGCCACGATGTGCCCCCTCGTCCTGACCTGTCACCGCTGTCTCGCGCTCTACGAGGGTGCGGCGCAGCACGGGTTCGGGGGGGACGCGGCGTTCGTGATCCCCGGGCCGCCGTGGGACCCGCCGCAATCGCCCCGGTGCCCCCGGTGCAAGAGCGAGGCGGTCAGCGTCGACTGGAGGTCGTCCGATGAGGACGACGACGAGCGCGGACGAATTGGAAGCCCTCCTGAGTCGTGACGCGGGGGAGATCCGCGCGGTGCTGACCGCGTTGCTCGACGAGCGGGCCAAGGGGACGCCGGACGCGCGCATGGTCGAGGCGCTGGTGCACCGCCTCGGTCGGTCGATCTACGCGACGCAGATGCTGTCGGCGCTGTTCGGCGCGCGGCGAGTCGTGCTCGAACTCGACGCGATGACGGCGGCGCGCAAGGCGGCGGGCGGCGCCGCCCCGCTGACGAGCCCGCCGTCGGTGCCCCCGTCGGTGGAGGGCGTCGCGGCGGGAGGCGGTCGAGTGCCGGCGTCGCTCGGGGTGCGGGTGTCGCCGGCCGTGTCGGGTGCGACGTCGGGCGTGCTGCCGCGGGTGCCGTTCGAGGAGGCGGTGGCGTCGGTCCTGTCGAGGCACCCCGAGGTGGGCGGGGCGTACCGTGCGGCGGCGGCGCGGTACACCCCGGAGTCGGCGTTCACGATGGCGAAGGCGGTGGACGCGGAGCAGGTGGCGCGGGTGCGGGACACGATCGCTCGGTCGCTGTCGGACGGGGCGACGCTGACCGGGGCGCGGGAGGCGGTGCGCTCGCTCGGGGACTGGACGACTTCGTACGCCGAGACGGTGTACCAGAACGCGGTGGCGCGGGCGTACGCGGACGGTCGCTTGGCGCAGGCGAAGGACCCGGACGTGCGCATGGTGGCGCCGGCGGTGATGGTGCAGGGGGTCCACGATGCGAACGAGCGGCCGAACCACCATGCCTACGTCGGGCTGGTCGCGTCGCCCGACGACCCGATTTGGGCCGTGGCGAAGCCGCCGTACGGGCACCGGTGCCGCCACGGGCTGCGCTTGGTGGACCGGATCGAGGCGGAGTCGTTGGGGATCCTCGACGCGGCGGGGAACGTTCGGCGGGCGACGTTGCCGCCGGGAGCGCACCCCGATCCGGGGTGGGTGATGTAGGCGGGAGTTGACCTGTCGCCCCCGGGTGCGCATACTTGTGCGCGTCGGCACCGGGCCGACGAGGAGCGCGCCATGGGCTGCGACATTCACGCGATGATCGAGCGGCGGGCCGCGAGGCACGACGGTTGGGACGAGTGGGTGAACGCCGGGGCGCCTCGCTGCGACCGCTACCGCGACTACCTTCTGTTCGCGTGCCTCGCCGACGTTCGGAACTGCGACGACGTGGTGCCGATTCACGCCCCGCGCGGTGCCGCGCGCGACGTCAACGCGGCGTTCTCGGCGTGGCGCGGTGCGTGGGACGGGGATGCTCACCACGACTCGTGGGTCACGCTGGCCGAGGCGAAGGCGTACGTCCCGCCGAAGCCCGGCGCGGACCAGTGGGCCGAACTCGTCGAGGACATGGAGCGCGTGAAGCGTCCCGGGGACACCGACGACGACGTGCGCCTCGTGTTCTTCTTCGACAACTAGCCATGACCGAGTACCGGCGCCGCCGCCTGCTCTACCTCGTCCGGCGCGTGCTGCGCGGGTACGAGTTGGAGCCCAAGGAGCGGCGCGAGGTGGCGCGGTTGCTCAAGGAGTGGGAGGCGACGAGATGAGTGCGGACCGCCCGACGTGCGCGACGTGCCGGTGGTGGGACGATCTCAGTTGGTGGGAGGAGTACCACGGGTACTGCCGCGTCCTCCCGCCTTCTTGCGTGAAGAACCACGCGGACGAAGACCTTGGTCCGTGGCCGGTCACGCGGGCTTCCGACTGGTGCGGCGAACACGCGCCGGTCGAGGGCGCGAAGGGGGGCGACGATGGGCGGTGACCTCGTCTGGACGCGCGTGCCGCCGAGCGAGCCGGGGTGGTGGTGGATACGAGACCTAAATGGGCGCGCCATCATCGAGGTAAAGACGATGGCTCCGTCGTACAAGTTGTGCCTCGTGTCCGGCCCCGTAGCCGTGCCGGTGGACATTACGCGCGTCGTCGAGTGGTCCGGCCCGATCCCGCTGCCGAAGGAGGCGCCCCATGCCTGACCAAGCCCCCGCGCCCGAGTGGGCGGTGAGGATGGCGCTCGTCCGCAAGTGGGGCGCGCGCAAAGCGGCGTACGTCGTCGATCCCGACCACGACACGCTGGAACTTGCGTCGCTCCTCGCCTCCGTCCGCGACGCCGCGCTGTGGGAGGCGGCGGACGCGGTGGTGGACAACGTGGCGCGCTGGCTCGACGCCGAGCGCGCCATCCTCGCTCTCATCGGCACCCCGCCGAAGGAGTCCGCCGATGCCCGCTGACGCGCCCGCCCCGTCCGCCCTCGACGCGCTGCTCGCGGAGGTGGACGATCAACTTTCTATTGAGCGGTCCAGCGCGTACGGCATCTCATACGCGGAGCGACTGTCGGCCCGCTACCGACTCGGATGCGTGGACGCCCCGCGCCTCGCCGCCATCGTGCGAGTGCTGCGGGAGGCGTGCGCGTTCTACGAGATGGGGAGACGCAACGCTTTCCGCTGCGCCAACGAGAGCCTTGACCCAGAGAAGGGCACAGGCCCGTGCTGCGAGCGTGTGATCGACGCGGGAGGAATCGCACAAGCCGCCCTCGCCCGCGCAGAGGCCATCGCGAGGGGGGAGGAGTCGTGACCCCCGACTGCATCGAACTCGTCGGCGGCCCCCTCGACGGCAGGGTCGTTCCCTACCCCTTCGACGCCCTGTTCATCCCGGTCCCCATCGCCCCCGGTCGGACCTACGTCTACCGAGCCGACGGCGCCGTCGCGCGCTACGACGGGGTGCTGTAGCCTCCGCCACTTTTCGACGCGCAGTTTTGTGCGCACCCCGTAGCGTCCGGGGTCATGGCCCCCGGCTACCGCGCGACCAAGCACCCCGACGGCACTTGGACGATCCACGACGTCCCGGTCTTCGCGTCGAACCGCCTCCGCAAGATCGAGGTGACGCGGGAGTGGCAGGAGAAGGCGCTCGCCAAGGCGCAGCGGCGCCTCAACGACGTCGGGCACATCCCCCCGCTCCACGAGAACCACACCGGGACCGGGGAGACGGTCAAGGCCCTAGGGTTCTTCGTCCCCAAACGGGTCGGCACGCTCCGCACCGTCACCGAGGACGACACCGGGGCCCTCGTGACGCGCGACGAGGCGGCGACCTACGCCGACTTCGTCAAGGTCCCCGACGCCGAGTACCAGCGCATCAAGCGGGGCGAACTGCCCTACGTCTCGGTCGAGGCGGGGCTGGCCGACCACGAACTGCACAGCGCCGCCCTGCTCCCCTGCGCCCCGGCGATCAAGACGCCGCCCATCAACATTTCGCAGGAGGACGCGACGACGGCGGTCGTAGCGTACTCGGCCAGTGGTGGCGGCGTGCGAGCGACCCTGAGGTTCGCCGCCGTCATGGACGAGTCCAAGCCCGTCGCAGCGCCCGAGTCCGCCCCGCCCGAGGCCGACCCGAAGGCGCCGCCCGTCGCCGAGAAGCCCGCCGAGGGCGAGAAGAAGCCCGAGGCGGAGGCTCCCGCGGCGGAGTCGAAGCCCGAGGCCCCCGCCGGCATCGACGCGCAGCAGATGACGCTGCTCCTCGGCCGGATGGCGCAGATGGAGACGCAGATCTCGGCGTTGCTCGCGGCGGCTCAGAAGGCGCAGACGCAGGAGATCCCGGCCAACCCCGAGAAGGTCCCCGCCCCGGTGCCCTACGCAGCGGCGCCCGAGGCTAAGACAGCCACCGCCGCCACCGCAACGTTCACGATCACCGCCGAGGCGTTCGGCGCGCTGACGGCGCAGGTCGACGCGCTCAAGGCCGATGCCGCCGCCGCCAAGGTCGCTGCGGAGCGGGATGCGAAGGTCCGCGACGTCGTGCGCGGGCTGCTCGCGGACGGGTTCGCCGTGCAACCCACGGTCGAGTCCGACCTGCTCAAGATGGCGGCCGAGAAGGGCCTGCCCGCGGTCGAGGCGTACGCCGCCGGGTGGCGCACGCACGGTCGCAAGGCGCCGCCCGCGACGATCGAGGGCGCGCTCGAGACGCCGGAGGACCCGGCCATGGTCGAGGCGTTCGGTGCGATGAGCCCCGACGTCCGCGCCAAGGCCGAGGTCTACGCGAAGCACTACGAGGCGCTGAACGGGGCGTCCTCGCTGTCGAAGGTCCAGTTCGTCCGGTCGCTCTTGCGGGCTGACCGGCTCATCAAGGAGTAGTACGCCCCATGGCGCTTTCCGCAGACACCAACCGCATCACGCGCGGCGACAATGCGTGCCGACTTGGGTCCTACCCGGGCACCGCGTCCAACGTGTTCTACAAGGGCGCGTTCGTCGCGCTCGACAACTCGACGGGCCTTGTCGTCGAGCACGCCGACACCGCGAACTTCAACTGGCTCGGCATGGTCCGCGAGAAGGTCACGGCGGACGGCGCGCAGGGCGACAGCGAGGTCAAGGTCATCGAGGGCGGGTTCACGCTCGTCAAGGTGAACGTGACCGGCGTGGACAACATCAACGACGTCGGCGACCTCGTCTACGCCACCGACGACAACACGCTGACGCTGACCGCCACGAGCAACACCAAGGCGATCGGCTACGTGTCGCGCTACTACGGGTCCTCGACCCTGTGCGACGTCAAGACCTTCACCCCCGGCGAGTCGCGCGCCCTCTAGGCGCAGAACTCCGCGCATAGGAGCGCACCATGTCCGGCAACACGACCTCTTCGACCAACACCATCGTCGCGGGAATCCGCGCCGAGTTCTCCGACACCTATGCCCGTTCGTACACGGGCGTGCAGGAGCGCATGGGCGCCATCGCGGAGTTCATTCCGTCCGACAAGCGGCTGGAGAACTACGCCTTCTACGAGAGCGCCCCGCACTGGGCGATCTGGAACGACGGCGAGGAGATCCGCTCCAAGTCCTTCAAGGACGCGACGTTCTCGGTCCGCAACCGCTCGTGGGGCATCCGCACCGAGTGGAACCGCGACGACCGGCGCGACGACCTGACGAAGTCGCTGCTCCCCCGCGTCAAGGACGTCGCCATGAGCGGCCCGCTCGTCCACGAGCGCGTGCTGTTCCAGATGATGACGGGCGCGACCGACACGGACCTGCTCCCGTCGATCCCGAACGCGGCCGACGGGTCGGCGCTCTACTCCGCGTCCACGCGCTTCGGCGCCACGAGCGGCAACCTGCTCACGGGCAGCGGCGTCGCGTCGGGGCCGGCGATCGTCACGGACCTGTTCAGCGTGTTCTCGCAGTTCGCGCTGTTTCAGGACACCGAGGGCCAGCCCCTGTGGGACGCGAGCGACCTCGACAAGGGGTTCATCGTGTTCTTCAGCCCGGCGAACGAGCGCGTGTTCACCGAGGCCGTCCACCAGACGATTCAGGCCTACGCGAACTCGACGAGCAACGCGGGTGTCTCGAACGTGGTGCAGGCCGCGGCGAAGAAGATCACCCTCGTCCCCACGGCGCGCGTCACCGACAACGACTGGTACGTCTTCCTGCGCGAGCCGCGCCGCAAGCCGTTTGTCGTGCAGGAGCGCGACCCGATCACCGAGAAGATCGTGCTGTTCGACGACAGCATGGACAACGGCGTGCTCGCCACCAAGGTCGAGTTCGCCCAGTGGGATGCCCGCTTCGGCTACGGCATCGCCACCCCGTACGCGACGATCAAGGTCAACAA